GGTAATGGCTATTCTCGGCGACCTGGCTGGTGGGCGTGGATATGCAATCAATACTTTCGCGGAGCGCGCGTAATGGCCATCAACTATCAGCGAATGCAGGCGACAACGACTCGTATGCTCAAGCAGAACGGCATTGCATACAACGTCACGCGTAAGGGCACGTTAATCGTCATCGGTGGTGTGGAGCATCGTTCCGATGATATCCAGTTCACCGCCACAGGAGTGAAGACGGATTACACGCCAGGCGAAATTGATGGAACCGTCATTGAAAACGGCGATGTGCGGATTGTCTTCACCGCTGAGAAGGAAATTAAAACCGGCGATCTGATCGTCGTGGACGGCGTAAGCCACCGCGTAGTTAAACCTAACCCCGTGAAACCGGGTGCGGTGGTGCTCTGCTACAAATCCCAGTTGAGGACATAGCATGGGCGATAATAAGGCGTTTACGACTGCCATCACCGCGTTCGTGGACAAAGCCAAAGCGAATCAGGAAGCGGTCGTACGTGCTGTCGGCATTCGGATCCTTAATCAACTGGTGATGATGTCACCTGTCGGCAACCCGGAACTGTGGGGCATCAACCAGACGGCAGCTTCTTACAATCAGGCGGTATACGACCATAACGAAGCGCAAAAATCGGACCCTGCCAACCTGACTAAAACCGGACGGCTTAAGAAGAAAGCTCGACTGGTGGATGGGATGGATATCAAAGCGCCACCCGGATATACCGGTGGACGGTTTCGGGGCAACTGGCAGGTGTCTTTTGATGCACCGACCACAGATGAAACGGGCCGTGTCGATAAAACCGGAAATCTGACAAAAGCCGCCGGCAATTACACGCTGTCGCTGTTCAAAGTCGGGATGAAGGCTATTTATTTCTGCAACAACGTCCCTTACGCGTATCGACTGGAGATGGGGCACTCTTCCCAGGCTCCGGGAGGGATGGTACGCATTACTGCTGCTGAGTTTCAGCGATTTTTTGAGGAAGCAGTAAGGGAGGTGACTAAATGATTCCCGATATCGCGGCGGCGCTGGCCGCCAGGCTCGGCGAGTGGGCTGATGCTGAAGGGATCCCGGTTGCCTGGGAAAACGTGCCTTTCACACCGCCGTCTGATGGGCTCTATCTTGCTGTCCATGACATGCCCGCTTCGCCGCGTACGGTAGACCTTGGATTGCGCTGCCGCATTTATTCAGGTGTCTACCAGATTAACGTTGTGGCTCCAGCCGGCATAGGCCGTACCGATGTAGTGGCCCTGGTAGACCGCGTGGCTGAATTGTTTCCCGAGGGGCTGGAGATTGAAGGCAGGGGCTTTACATGCTGGATAGATGAAACGCCTGGTGTTTTCCGCGGTATCACTACATCTGTCGCTTATACCGTTCCCGTTAGTCTCAATTATCGAGCTGATATCTCCAGCTAATCCTCACAACCTTCTAAACCTGACCGGCTCTTTGCCGGTTTTCCCGTTTCTAAAGGAGTAACCAATATGGGCTTTGCATTGCCTAACGGCGCTCACGTCTATCTGGCATCGGGTTATGGCCCAGCCATTACTTTCACCGGGGCGACGAACGCCGAAAATATGGTGATCACCGTGAGTGAAGCGGACGCGCTCAAGGTAGGTGATATTGTTCATGTGAACTGCAACTGGTCCGGTGTTGATAACGTAATCGCGAAAATTGAAGCGATTGCAGACAGCGCTGTAACTCTGCGCAATATCAATACCACTAACAAAAACAAATATGCTGCTGGTGGCGGTTCCGGCTCAATCCGCAAGGTGCTTGAGTGGACCGAACTGCCACAAATCACAGAAGTATCAAAAGCTGGTGGCGATCAGAACACCACGCAGATTCAGTTCCTCAGCGATGACAGACAGCGCAACCTGAACACCTACAAATCAGCAGTTTCCCAGACCTACTCGATCGCTCATGACTCCACGCTTCCGGTATACCCACTGCTGCGTCAACTGGACGAAGACGAAGAGACGGTCGCGGCTTACATGTACGTACCGAAGGCGAAGGAAAACCGTTACTGGGCGGCCACGGCGTCCTTTGACGATACGCCAACTACTGCGGTTAACGAGGTCGAGACAGTAAGTGTGGTGCTGAACCTGCAGTCACCGGCGATGACGTTCTACAAGGTGACTGATGCTGCCGCCTAACCCGTCAGAGCTTTCACTATTCCATGCCTCCCATAGTGGAGGCTTTTTCCGTTAAGAGGTATCGATGGCGACCAAATTCACTCTTCAGCCCAAACCAACATTCAAGGCCAATGTCTCGATCCCCCGAGCCGGCGATGAGGATGGCGTGCTGACATTCACGTTTAATCACAAACCACTTAAAGAACTGGCTGACCTGGAAAAACTCGAAGGCAAAACCGCCACTGATTTTCTGATGGAAATCATTTCAGGTTGGGCACTTCCCGATGCATTCAACGCGGAAAACCTGTCGGTGCTGCTGGAGAATTACCCGGCGGCCATGAAGGCCATTCCGGAAACGTACTATCGCGAGCTGATGGGACACCGCGAAAAAAACTGATAGCGGTTGCCTCTGCGTTCTATACGCCTGAACCGACGGCGGCTGAACTGGCACCCTACGGGCTTACGCCGGACGATTACGATGACCAGTACATTGACGTCTGGCCAGATGTATGGCCTTCATTCCTGGTGTTTCAGGCTGTCAGCACACAGTGGCGCACGGGCATGGGAGGCGCATCAGGGCTTGATTACAACGTGCTGCCCTGGATGATGCGCCTGCACCACGTCGACGACGAGGCAACCGCGCTTTCGGACATTCGAATCATGGAGAGCGCCGCACTAAAAGTTATGCATAAAGAGAGGGCGGAATGAGTTACGACATCGCCACGATTTCCCTGCGCGTAAATACCAATGAGCTGGAGCGTGGTAACCAGGCACTGGATCGCTTTCAGGAGACCGCGTCCGCCGCTGCAGGTAAAGCGGATGACCTGAACAGTACGTTCCGCACCGGCATCGATAACCAGAAGAAGAACAGCGAAAGCCTGAAGCAGCAGCGTCAGGAACTGCAGAACCTGCTGAATAAAATTAGTCCGGTAAACAAGGCGCTGGATGAGCTGGACACTATCCAGGAGAGCCTGGCGAAATTTCGCGGTAAAGGGCTGGTGGGAGACGAGGACTTTACTCGTTACAACAGCGTGCTTGAGACGACGCGGGCAAAACTGGCGCAGGTCATGGAGTCTGAGACCGCAGAGGGGCGGGCTCGCATTGAACAGGCACAGGCAGCGCAGCGTGCAGCTGCGGCGGGCAAAACCTTTATCGATTCGCTGGAAGAGCAGGTCACAGCAATCGGAAAAACGCGCGCAGAACTGTTAGAGCTAAAAGCAGCCCAACTTGGCGTGTCCGATCGTGCTGCACCGATGATCGCCCGACTGAAAGAGCAGGAGGAAGCGTGGAGGTCAGGAGCGATCAGCGCGGGGCAATACCGCAACGCGATGCGTTATCTACCAATGCAAATGACCGACATCGTAACTTCATTGGCGTCCGGCATGCCGGTTTATATGGTAGCCATTCAGCAGGGCGGCCAGTTGCGCGATTCGTTTGGGGGTGTAGGCAATGCTCTCAAAGCGATGTTGTCGATGGTGACTCCTGCCCGAGTGGCCATTGGTGGCCTGGCCGGTGCTGTTCTGATTGCTGCAAAAGCGGGAGCGGACTACTTCACCGCCTACGACGAAATTAACAAGGCCATTATCAGGACTGGCAACATTGCAGGCACGTCAGCGCTCCAGGTAATGGCTTCCTCCCAGTCGATTGCTGCCTCTACTGGCGCTACTGTAGAAACCGTTCAGAGTCTGATGACTGAACTGATTAGCATGGGATCGCTCACACAGCAGCAGCTTGAAAAAGCGGCGGGCTCTACGGCACTTGCAGTTCAAACCGGTATTGTTTCGGCGCAGGACATCACCAAGGCATATCAGGATATTGAAAAGGATCCGGTTAAAGCCCTTCAGAGCCTAAACGAACAATACAACTTCCTGACTGTTTCGCAGCTTAAGCACATTGATGAACTGGTGAAGCAGAAGGACCGGACCGCTGCAGTTACACAGGCCATGGACCTGTTTGGCGATACGATGGCACAACGTGGAGAACAGGCTTACGACTCGCTGACGCCGTTTGGTCGCCTGTGGCTGGATATCAAAGACTGGGCGTCTGAGGCCATGCATAGTATCGGCCAGTGGGTAGCAGAGCTGGCATCAAACACACTGAAGGAATTCAACGCAATTTATTACAGCGTTGCGATCGTTTTCCAGAAGCTGAACCAGATTATTTCTTCCTCGATTGCCGCAGCGATTAATCTCATTCCTGACTGGGCGAAAACGGATACTCTGCAGGGATGGCAGGACTACAACGAACAAATGGCCGGCGCTTATGGCGACAGCGTCTCTCAGCTGAAAAAAGACTGGGATGCCGCTGATATCAGTGCAGGTAAATACCTCGATACGACCAGAAAGATAAGTACCGCAACCACCCAGAAGGATCGTGAAGGAGTCGCTTCTTTTGGTAAAAAGACGCAAACCGGAAAGCAGGGCACTTTATCGGCTGGCGATCGCAGCACGAATGCTGCCCAGGCCGAGCTGCTGGCGCTTCAGGCACAGTTACGCGCGCTGCAGCAGCATAAAGGGCTGAACGACACTATCAGCCAACAGCGCAAAGACCTTTGGACTACGGAAGCGAAATTTCAGGTGCTGGAAGAGGCCTCCCGATCTCGCTCTCTGACAAAGCAGGAGCAATCTCTGCTCGCGAGTAAAGACCAGGTGCTACAGTTAGCGCGGCAGAAAGCCCTGTTGGGTGATCAGATTTCCGCTCAGGAACTGCTGAACAAGCGCATGGATACCTCGCAGAAATACGTCACGCAGATGGCTGAGAAACAGGCCGCATTACTGGGTGGCGCGGGGATGAGTGACCGCCAGGCGCAGCGAGAGCTGGCAAAAAGTCAGCTCACCGCCGGCTGGAAAAATACTGGTGGTTCGCTGGATGAAGAGGGATACCAGAAACAGCTTAAGGCAGCTAACGATTACTATGATGCTGAGGATCAGCTACGCGGTGACTGGCTGACCGGCGTGAAAAAGGGCTGGGCTGAATTTGAGGACAGCGCGACCAATGTTTACTCGCAGGTGCAGACGATTACCAGCAATGCCTTCACCGGGATGGCCAGCACCCTGACTGATTTCTTCACCACAGGTAAATCTAACTTCTCAGATTTCCTTTCCACTTTCCTCAAGGGCATCGCCCAGATGCTGACGCAACTGGCTTTGGTTAATGGAATGAAGTCAGCGTTTGGTGGAACCGGTATCGGCGCGTTCTTTGGTTTTTCAGGTGGTGGATTGGTGCCGCGATTCGATAGCGGTGGCTACACCGGTGATGGTGGTAAGTACCAACCGAAAGGCGTAGTTCATGGTGGTGAGTTTGTATTTACGAAGGAAGCGACCAGTGCACTTGGTGTTGGCAATCTCTATGCGCTTATGCGTGGAGCTCAGGGGTATGCAAACGGCGGTTATGTTGGCACAGCCCCAATGTATGGGCTGCAATCGAATGCAGCTGGTGGCGTAACCGTTCAAACTTCCGTGGTCGTTCAAAACCAGAACACTCACCAGCAGACTTCCGGCAATAACGATGCTATTTCTCGGGCTTACAAACAGACCATCGATCAGTCTGTTCGTGCTGGAATTGCTAAGGAGTTGCAACCCGGAAGGTTGATTTGGAACGCTATGAAAAGCCGTTGATAAACTGATAGCAGTCCCTTGTTTGAGCCTGCTATCACAAGATTAATTATTTACGGGGCAGATACTTATGGGTTGTATATGTCCCACCCTTGTGTGAGGAGCCTTTCCCGTTGGTGTAATGACCACGAGAACCTTTTGCATAAGTGATCGAGGGCGCCACAAGCGCTAAAGAAAGAGCTGCGATTAGTAGTGTTTTCATGAGAACTCGCTGTGTAGTGAAATTGTGTAATAGCCATTCAAATATACGTAATGAATCGACAATTGGAGATGAAATTTCTTTCAGCGACTAATCGAATTATACCCGCTTCGGCGGGTTTTTTTATACCCGGAGGAAAGTTGGCGATCGAAACATTTATCTGGCGAACCCAGATTCAGGCGGGCATGGAAGGGGAGTTTATTTACGTAACGCGCTCTGCTTCCTTTGGAGACGGTTTTGAACAGATCGCCGGTGAAGGCATCAACCCTGAAAAACAGTCATGGCCGATGACCTTAACGGGAAAAAAAACTGAGATGCTCGATGCGCTGAGGTTTTGCCGCAAGCACATTACAAAATCCTTTATCTGGACGTCTCCTGTTGGCGAAACCGGTTTATACCGGATTGAAGCTGATTCCATTAAAGTCCAGCCGCTATCCAGCAAAGTGATGACCATAAAAGCAATCTTCAAACAGGCATACGCACCATGATTACTGAAGATTATCAACGCCTCGAACCTGGTGAAAAAATACGTCTTCTTGAGGTAGACGGTTCTGCGTTTGGCCTGGACGACGTTCTTCGTTTTCACGCTTATAACCTCCCGCATACTGCAGAAGAGATTGCGGCTGCTGGTGGAGAAGAATCAAAGTTAAAGGCGAAAAGTATCTGGTGGCAGGGCGAAGAGTATGGTGCCTGGCCATATAAGCTCGAGGGACTGGAAGCGTCAACCGATGGCAGTAGCGCCCAGCCGACGCTCACCGTTGCCAACATTGACAGCTCTATCACTGCGCTCTGTCTGGCCTATGACGATATGCTGCAGGCCAAAGTTACGATTCATGACACTTTTGCGCATTACCTGGATGCGCGCAATTTCTCGGATGGAAATCCAACAGCAGATCCCTTGCAGGTGAGGAAGCGGGTTTTCTATATCGACGGTAAAAATAGCGAGCTTCCCGGTGAAAGTATCGAGTTTGTTCTTACCAGCCCGATGGATCTGCAGGGATTGATGATTCCGACCAGACAGCTGCATTCCCTTTGCACATGGTGCATCCGGAATAGGTACCGCACCGGCGATGGGTGCGATTATGCCGGCACGCTTTACTTCGACAGAAACAACAATCCGGTAAGCGATCCCTCATTGGATGAATGCAACGGCACGCTCACCGCCTGCAAGCTTCGGTTTGGTGAACACAATGAACTTCCTTTCGGTGGTTTTCCAGGAACATCTTTGATCAGGAGTTAACATGCGTCAGAAAACAATTCAGGACATCCTGGCGCATGCTGCGAAAGACTATCCCCACGAATGCTGCGGCGTGATAGCGCAGAAAAGCCGGGTGGAACGCTATTTCCCATGCCGTAATCTGGCTGCTGAACCAACGGAACAGTTTCACCTTTCACCAGAGGATTACGCCGCTGCTGAAGACTGGGGGACGATAACGGGAATCGTACATAGTCACCCTGACGCGACGACCCAACCAAGCGAACTGGACAAGGCTCAATGCGATGCAACGTTGCTGCCCTGGCATATTGTCAGTTGGCCGGAAGGAGACTTTCGTACCATTACTCCCCGCGGAGAATTGCCGTTGCTCGGGCGCCCGTTTGTGCTCGGACACTACGACTGTTGGGGGCTGGTGATGAGCTATTTCCGGCAGGAGCATGATGTCGAACTTCAGGATTACCGTGTTGATTATCCGTGGTGGGAGGACTCCTATCCGGATAATTTCTATCAGGATTGCTGGTACGAATGTGGGTTCCGAGAATTCAGTGGATCACCAATGCCGGGCGATTTGATCATCATGCAGGTGGAATCGAATAAGTGGAACCATTCAGGGATCTTGCTGGAGGGGAACATGCTTCTCCATCATCTTTATGGTCACCTCAGTCAACGTGTCCCATATGGAGGTTACTGGATGGAGAGAACCATGAAAATTGTCAGGCATAAAAGCCTAATCATGCAGGAGGGATAATGTGCGAATCCGTCCGTACTGTTCGTCTATATGGTGTTTTGGGTACTACGTTTGGCCGCGAATTCCAACTTTCGGTAGCCTCACCAAAAGAAGCCATCCGCGCATTGTGCGTTATCGTGCCAGGCTTCGAGCGTTTTTTGAATACCAGCAAGCAGCGCGGCCTAACCTACGCTGTTTTCAGCGGTAAGCGTAACCTGAACGATGACGAACTCTCTATGGATCAGAGTAGTGCTGATATCCGTATTGCGCCGGTTATCCTCGGGAGTAAACGTGGTGGAGTATTCCAGACCATCTTAGGCGTGGCTTTGGTCGCAGTTGGTGCTGTGGCGTCATACTTTGGCGGTGGTGCTGTCGGCGTTCCTCTAATGCAATTTGGCGCTGCGATGGCCCTTGGCGGTGTCGTACAAATGCTTTCTCCACAGACAACCGGACTTGCCAGCAAGCAATCGGCAGACAACAAGGCCAGCTACGCATTTGGTGGAGTAACCAATACGACAGCCCAGGGAAATCCGGTACCGCTTCTTTACGGCAAGCGACGAATCGGTGGTGCGATCATTTCTGCTGGCATTTATGTTGACGATCAGCAGTAGCTATAGTGCCAAGCTAAGAGTATCTTCTTGAAAGAACGCATTATAAGACTGGAAATGCTTATGGATGGTTATGCTATAGACTTTCAAGATTTACTTGGATTAAGAAAATTAAACGAGCCTGGTTTGGACAGAAGGGCGTTCACAGACTGGGCTGAAAACCAGATTTCTGCTGGCAATGAGTCTTCAAATCTTTTGATTTTGGCATCTTTGGGATTAGATAAGGAAATCTCGAAAGATGAGGTATTTCGCTACTTTGATGGCTACGTTGATGAGATTGGGGAAGTGTTGCCTACTGAACGAGTCGCGTTCATATTGGCAATGCGACTAACATTCAAAAAGCTCGCCTATTCTGAACTTGAGGATGATGTCTGGAGTGAATTAACTAGAACTTTTGCTAAATGGTATGACTTGCCAAATGGCCTTTTATATAGAGTAATGACGTACTGGAGCGCATTGCATGATGATTTTACAAATAATTATGAATATGAGGTTGGGTATTATTACCTGAACTATCCGCGACACGGTGACATTCCTCGTTCGGAACAATTAGAGTACGTTCGTAATTGTGCAATTCGCTTTCTCCGTATTTTCGATGAGCACTATTATTTTGGTTTGCTTATCAAATAATATTTAATTCAACATTGTTCTAATTATGGCCACCTCCGGGTGGCTTTTTTTATGGGCGCAATATGGCTATAGCAACCGCTATTAAAGGCCGCAAGGGCGGCAGTTCAAGCTCAAGAACTCCTACAGAACAGCCAGACGATCTGCAGTCAGTAGCCAAGGCAAAAATCCTTCTCGCGCTGGGAGAGGGGGAGTTTGCTGGTGGCCTTACTGCGCGCGATATTTATCTCGATGGCACCGCACTTGAGAACGCAGATGGTTCACAGAACTTCAGCGGTGTGGCGTGGGAGTTTCGTTCTGGAACTCAGGCGCAAAAATACATTCAAGGGATCCCGGGTACCGAAAATGAAATCAATGTAGGCTCCGAAGTTTCCAGCTCTACAGCGTGGACGCGCACGTTCACTAATACGCAGCTTTCAGCTGTTCGCCTGCGTCTAAAATGGCCTTCTCTCTTCAAACAGGAGGATGATGGCGATCTGGTTGGCTATTCGGTCAACTATGCAATTGACCTGCAGACAGATGGCGGCTCCTGGCAGACAGTGCTGAATACCAGCGTGACCGGGAAAACGACGTCAGGTTACGAGCGCAGCCACCGTATTGATTTACCTCAGGCGGGCAGCACCTGGACCATCAGGCTGCGCAAAATTACAGCCGATGCCAATAGCGCGAAGATTGGCGACACGATGACGCTGCAAAGCTTCACAGAAGTAATCGACGCCAAACTTCGATATCCGAACACTGCGCTTTTGTACATTGAATTTGACTCGAGCCAGTTCAATGGCTCAATTCCGCAAATTTCCTGCGAGCCTCGCGGACGTGTTATTCGTGTGCCCGATACCTATGACCCGGAAACACGAACGTACAGCGGCACCTGGACGGGCGCATTTAAGTGGGCATGGACGGATAACCCTGCGTGGATATTTTACGATCTGGTGGTCACTGACCGCTTCGGCCTTGGTAATCGGCTAACGGCAGCCAACATCGACAAATGGACTCTTTATCAGGTCGCTCAATATTGTGATCAATCGGTACCGGACGGTAAGGGTGGTAGCGGAACTGAACCGCGTTACACCTGCAACGTTTACATTCAGGATCGAAATGACGCTTACACTGTCCTGCGTGACTTTGCTGCCATTTTTCGAGGCATGACCTACTGGGGAGACGAGCAGATTGTTGCCCTTGCAGACATGCCCAGAGATGTCGATTTTACCTACACGCACGCTAACGTAGTCGACGGCAAATTTGTTTATTCCAGCAGCACAACCAAAAGTCGCTACACAAATGCTCTTGTTTCCTGGTCAGATCCGGCAAATGGCTATGCTGATGCAATGGAGCCCGTCTTCGAGCAGGCTTTGGTGGCGCGCTATGGTTTCAACCAGCTTGAGATCACCGCCATCGGTTGCACCCGGCAGTCTGAGGCTAACAGAAAAGGGCGCTGGGGAATCCTGACCAACAATAAAGATAGGATTGTAACGTTTGACGTTGGTCTGGACGGTAATATTCCTCAGCCGGGCTACATAATTGCTGTTTCTGATCGCAATCTCTCTGGTCGAGATTTAGGCGGTCGATTATCCGCGGTTAATGGTCGTGTACTCAAACTTGACCGGGTGCCAAGTGCTAAGGCCGGTGACAGGATAATGGTAAACCTGCCGTCGGGTATTACCCAATCCCGGACGATTCAGTCCCTGTCAGGTGGAATGGTTACCGTGACAACCGCCTTTAGCGAATTTCCGCAGACTGAGGCTGTATGGGTTATTGAATCTGATGAACTTTATGCGCAGCAGTACAGGGTAATTAGTGTCACCGATAACAATGACGGGACATATACCATCACGGGGGCAAATCACGATCCGGATAAATATGCCCGTATCGATACAGGTGCCGTTATAGATCAGCGGCCGGTAAGTGTCATCCCTCCAGGTAATCAGTCGCCGCCAGTCAACATCGCGATCAGCTCGTTTTCGGTGATTCAGCAAAATATCAGCGTCGAAACCATGCGCGTAAGCTGGGGCCAGGCACAAAATGCCATCGCCTATGAGGCGCAATGGCGCCGCAACGACGGAAACTGGGTTAACGTGCCTCGCAGTTCCACCACGTCATTCGACGTCCCGGGGATTTACGCCGGACGCTATCTGGTGCGCGTGCGTGCTATCAACGCAGCGGAAATTTCTTCCGGATGGGGATATTCAGAAGAGAAGACGTTGACCGGCAAAGTTGGCAATCCTCCCAAGCCAGTGGGCTTTATGGCTACGGGCATTAACTGGGGTATTCGTCTGAACTGGGGGTTCCCGGAAAACACCGGCGATACCCTCAAAACAGAAATCCAGTACACGGCCAACAGCGATTTTTCCGATCCGTTGCTGCTATCGGACGTACCTTATCCATCTGCTGAATATACCCAGCTCGGGCTGAAAGCCGGGCAGGAATTCTGGTATCGCGCCCAGCTGGTCGACAGAACGGGTAACGAGTCCGGCTATACCGACTGGATCAGGGGAATGTCTAACGATAATGCTGATGATTATCTGGGTGAAATCGCAGATGATTTCCTTACCTCGGCCGACGGCGACCGCCTGACCAGTGATATTGATACCAATCTTGAAGCTGCAATGCAGAACGCGCTGGCCAACCACGGAACAGTTGAACATCAATGGGCGCAATACGGAGAGGTACGCGCCGATATCCTCGTTGTGAAAACTACTATTGCTGAGGTGGATAGGGCAATGGCCGAAATGTCGACACAGGTGCAGGCGCAGATCGACAACGTCACCGCTTCCCTAGAAGACAAGCTCACAGCCGTCGTCGATGCCTCCGGTGCTTCGGCAATCTACACCCTCAAAACAGGCGTGAGGATAAACGGCGTGATGTACAACGCTGGGATGTCGATTGCTGTGCTTGCTGAGGCCGGGAAACCGGTAGTTACCCGTATTGGGTTCAACGCTAATCAGTTTGTACTGATGAGTGGCAGTGGTGACGCCCAGTATTCACCGTTCGCGGTGGTTAATGGTCAGGTCTTTATGAGCTCAGCATTTATTCAGGATGGCACGATCACCAATGCTAAAATTGGCAACTTCATCCAGTCCAACAATTACGTACCAGGGCAGTCCGGGTGGAAACTGGACAAAGGCGGTACCTGGGAAAACTACGGCAGCGATGGGCAGGGCGCAAGAAAGACCACGAACGTTACTGACAGCATCAGGGATGCGAACGGTGTCCTCCGCGTACAGATTGGTAAACTTACAGGAGTATTTTAATGACGTGGGGCATTCAGACATGGGATGCCAATGGCAATCCGAACAATTATGGTATTAAGCCAGTTTCAGTGGTCGGACGTATTCAACTTTCTGAGGGACAAAACTCTGGAAGCTGGTCGTTTACCATTCCGGCAGGAATGAAGGTCGGGTTTGTCGTTTCTCTAGATAAGGGGGCGGTCTCGGTAGGGCGCAGTATCGTCGCCAGCGGAAATACGATAACTCTTGGCGCGGCAAACAGCGTTGGGATTGGAAATTATCCAGCCTCTGAATGTGAGCTCGTAGTTTTTGTGGAGAAAGCATAATGGCAGATTATGGCGCACTGATAGCTCTGGATAATGGAAATCCCTTTATTACGCCTCAGTCCACGCCATTTTGTCTCTACAGGAGGGTAGTGGTTAACTCAGTAGCAAGCGGGGCATATCACGGTGCATCTGCAACAATAGCTCTGGACGTTTCTTATCCGGCGATGGTTTTTTGCAAAACGAGTGATACTGCTCAGCCTACTATGGTT